CGTGTATTGTACCTTTCGCATGATTTCACCCGTTTTTGTTATCATGCCCGGCACGTGGTCGTCATCATAAGTTAGTGTGATAAACCAAACTTCTTCTTTCGGATAGTCTCGCGCTTCCAGCTCTATGCGTGTTGTCCAGTCCTCTCTTTGTCTGATTCTGCATCCTATACATTGTCCGCATGGAATTAACATGACTTTTGGATTATACATTAAATCTTCATATTTCAACTGTTTCCCGCTTAACTGAGAAAAGCGAGCGAGTGAATATACTCGCCCGCTCTGTTCTCTATCATTCGGGTTGTACAGTCGTATTAACGGCTTGTAGCAACTCATTTATTTTCTCTTTCCTCCTTTACCTTTGCTGAATTTTCCTCCTCCTGCGTTAAATGGCACTGTTTTGTCTGTCTTTTCTATCTGTTTCCATGTTTTGAGCAAATCTTCAGTTAGTTGGTATGGACTGCTGTAGCTTGTGCTCATTTGACTTCCTACGGCTTCTGCCAGCTGATACCATTGTGATTTACTTTCGCTGCGGTTGTAGTAACTGTTTGGTACGTTGCCGTTTAGTGCTGATACTCCCAGTGCGCTTGATGCTGGCATTCCCATACTTGCGCCTGTGATTGTTGCGCCTGAGCCGCCTGGTGTGCTTGCTCCGCCTTGCGCGTATGCTAAGATGGGATTGATCCCTGCTTTTCGCATATCTTGAACGGTTCTTTGATATGCTGTATTGCTCATACGTTCTTGGAACTCTCTGTTTGCTAATGCTTCGGCGCTGTTATATGTCATTGCTGCGTTTTGCTCGATGTGGTTATAAATCCCCTGTTGAATTGCTCCTAATGTGTTATAGCCCATCTGCATTAACATATTTTGACGGTTTGTTTTACTTTGAAAAGCGTTTTGTCCTCCTTGCCATTGATAGTATTTGTTGAGATAGTCCATGATTTGCTTGTCGTTTGTGCCGCCTGCGCTCATGGATGTACTCAGTCCTCCGCCTTGGCTCTGGCTCATGTTATTGCCCTGACTCTGGCTTTGGCTTTTCTGTCCGAAGAAGCTCGATAATCCGCTTCCAAGTAGTGACATTCCTGTCGTTAAGACTTCTGGATGTCCTGCTAGCCAAGTTCCTGTACTTGATAGCAATGCTCCTAATCCTGCCATTATAAAATGGCCCGGATTTCTCCGGGCTTCCTCCTTTCTTTATAGTTTTTCCAGTCCCGGCACGCTATACAGCGGCATGCAGCGAGTTGTTTTGTTCATTACTCGGATTGCTCCAAAGAACTGTGGTTCATCTTGTACGATTAGTGTCCGTGCGATTTCGGTTTTCCCCTCTTGCATCCACTCTTGGCTGAGTGTCGGCACGGTCTTGTAGTTGTCCGCGTAGTGCCAGAAGTCCAGTGTTCCTTCTGCATTGCTTCGCATTTTGCCGCTTACACGGTTCGGTTTCATGCGGTAGTCTGCCCAAGCTTCCTGATAGCCGAAAGTGTCATCATCTGTGGTTGTGCCTGTTAGCATGATTTCTTTCTTTTTTACAGGCTGCTCGCCCAGGTTTGCGAACTGCGGGAAATAGTAGTCTAATCGGTCGGTTCGGCTCCAGAATCGCTCAAGCCCCTGTTGATAGCTGTGGTCGTGACGCACACACATAACACCAATTACAAAGCCGTGCTCCTCAAAGCTCTTTGTAAAGGAACTTTCGTTGATAGGCGTTACTGACATTGCGCCCGTTTCACCAATAGGTGTTCCGCTGTCTGCTTCCTGTCCGCTGGTCTGTACGATTTGGTTCATGTTGACGTGATACCGTCCGCCGCCCAGGTATTCCGGAATCTGAACAGTTTTGTCGCTGATGCTTACGCCAAAAAGCGCTCGTACCTGTTCACGGTATCTGCTGCCGCCACGCGCTAGCGCTTCATAATAGTGCTGAACTGCAAATGCCTGTCTTAACTGGTTGATTGTTGCGGCTTCGATGGTGCTTAGATCTGTTCCTAACCATGCGTCAAAGAAGTTTGCATCGTCTTGGCTCATTGTCTGGACGCGTTCTCCATTGGTTACTGGTGCTGCGTTTCCGTTGTTGTTTTTGTTTACGCTGAATTTTGTTCCTTCGTTTGTGAACGCGATGTTTGTGTGATTTACTATTCCGGTGTTGTACTCGTTGTTGAAATATCCTGTTCCTGTTTTTTTGCTGGTCAGATCTTTTTCTGTGAAGGCTCTTACCGGTGCGTTTCCTGTCAGTGCAATTGTCACTTCTGGCCCGCGCTGCGCATACGGCAGGCATGAACTGAAATAATCATGGTAGCGGTTTACTGGTAAGCATCGTCCTCCTGAGATCGCGTGCATTAAGATTGATTCTAAGTCTTCAATTCCGTCTTTTCCGTCGTCTCTGTAGTCGATGTCTGCATCATCTGTTTTGAATGTTGCTGCATTTCCTACATTTTGGTCTCTGAAAAACTCGTTCCAGATTTTAACGTATGCTCTTACAGGTAGCGCGTTGACTTCTACTTTCCTGTCTGGTTCAGTTGAGTACATTTTTGTCGGTACTCCCATGTAGTCAAGGATTGAACTTTCAAAGGGTACTTTATCTTTTTCATTTTCCTGTGTTCTGAGTATGATTTTCGGTACTTTGTATGTTTTTGTTGGCATCCACGGTTGATCATCTACTTCGCCCATGAACTGTCTGAAGTTGTCCCACAAGATACGGTTCGGACAATAGAAATAGTAGAAGTCGATGTATGCATCGTCCATTACAGGATATTTGGGCGTTGTCATTCGGATGATTGCTGCTGTGTCTATGCTGAATGTATCACCCGGTAGAACCTCATCAACATAAAACGGGATGAGCTTACCCGCATCGAAGGTTGTGAGAATGTTCTGGTCTCGTTTGAATCGTGATCGGCTTACGTGCGTTTCTGGTACTTGGTTGAAGTGCCTCTCATTATTCCTGTTCATTGCTTTCCTCTTGTTTCTTTGGCTTGTTTTCTGCGTTTTCCTGCATCTGCTGTAGCATCATTGCGTTGGCCTGTGCTGTTGCCATCATTGCGTGATACTCGTGAATGTCGGTTGGCCATTCCGTTATGTCCAAGATTTCGTCTGTTTCTGCGCTGTCCATCAGACTTTTAGCAAATACCGGGTCGAAACTTGCTTTTCTGACGATGTTTTTAATATCACATTCATCTGCATAGCTTTCGATTTCTGCTTGAATGTCAATCGGTTCAGTCTCGATTAGTTTTTCGTTGCCTTTTTCGTCTTTGCCCCACACGTATTGTTTTCGCAGTTTTTCGCCTGGATTTGAAAAGAAGGGCTTGCGCCCTTCCTCGTATCGTTTATTCATGCGGTTTGCCCTCCCATACCTTATCCGGCTCGATGCTCTCAAACGTGCCGGTTTCATCGTCGAATTTTGCGATGTGGTAGCCTTTGTAGTCTTCGGGACTCTGTCCAAGGAACGTTTTATCGTCTTTTGCCATAATTTCGCACATTCGTGCGAAGGTTTCGTTGCTCTTGCTTTCACCAATGTAGCAGTAGCTCTTTGCTACGCTGTCGTAGATGCCGTAGTAATTGTGTTTCATGTTTTTTTCTCCTTTACAGTCGGATGCCGCCCCGCATGGGTTTCTGGCTCAGGTTGATACTCTTCGTTTTTTGTGCCGTCACGTTGAACATGCGCTTGTCGGTTTTCATCGGCATTCTCTTTCTATGCTTCATTGCTGTACTCCCTTCGGATTAGCTCTAACTGGATGTCGTTCGCCCATTTTTTCATTGTCCAGATTCGGTCAATGATTTTATGAGCTTCCTCTATGTCTGAAGTCTTCTTGATTATTTTGTATTCTGTTTCGATTTTGCGGTATAACTTATCTGCTTCCAGCCTTAAATCTCCTTCGGTCTGGTCTCTGACGTTCCATGTTTTGTGTAACATCGTCTTTACTCCTTTTCCTTCAGAATGTGGTAAATCTGGTCCAGCTTCTCAAGTACAGTTTTAATCAGCTGGATTGCTTCCCGCAGGTCTTTGACCTTAATCAGTGCCATTGTTTACACCCCCTTTCTGTATCGTTCTTCACGTACATCCACGTGCGTAAAATTTGTGTATCTGATTACTCCGCCCTGTTCCATGATACTGTCTGCGTATTTTGCAACTTCTTTGCTGCCGTGTCCTTTCACTACGATGTCTGCCGCCATTCCTTTGCAGTGGTATGAATTTGACGCTCCGTTTACTTTGTTGTTCCAGCTTGGTGTTCTGTATCCGCTGTTTATGATGACTGGTGCGTTGAAATTGTTTCTGATTTTTTCCAGTGTGTCAAGCAGTTCGGTTGCAATCAGTATTCCATCGGTTTTGTCTTTGCACTGAAATTCCTTTGCTTTGAAGTGCTCGCTCACTTTTCCGTAGTTTGCCTTTACATAGATTAGGTGCTTCATGCGGTTTCCTTTCTGCCGTGCGAAGCGCGGTGATTTTTTTTTTACTGTAACATAAAAACCCGGAGTTGTCAACTCCGGGTTTGATTTATTCTTTTTCGGTGAAGTACATTGCTACTTTTTCTACTTTTTCCAATGAGTACAGACCTGGATTTCTTTTTGCGTATTCTTTCGCTTGCTGCTTTGCGTATTTCGGTTCAGCTGTAACCCTTAATACTGTTTTTATTGTTCCGTCATCTTCAAGGCTTCTAAGCTCGTAACAATGCGTCATTTTGAGTACCTCCCTTTCTTTGATTATATTTTATCATATTTTTTTTGATTTTGTCAAGCTTTTTTTAGAAGAATTTTTCATTAGATGGCCGCTGTTGCGCGCTGCGCGGCGCAACTTCTAGCGAAGCGCGGCCGTGGCTTTCCCGTCCGATTCCGGATTGCTTCTATTGGGTTTTCAACACTTTCAACATAGTTTTCAACATTTCAACATTGTTAAACTTTAACACAACAGAGTGTTTCAACATTTCAACAAGTTTTCAACAAATCTTTCAACAGGTAATTATTCCTACTTTTCACGTGATAACGTAGAATTATTCCTACTTTCAACTTTTCCACAATCCCTACTACTACTACTACAACAAGTTATATTATAATACGTGCGCACGCGTGCGCGTGTGGCTTTTCGCGTGCACGTGTGTGCACGATTAGAATAATAATGCCCAGTACCTTACTTGATAGGTACTGGGCTAGGTGACACTGATTATAGAATACCGTTCTTCTTCGTCTTTTTTTTTGTGACACGCTCTTTGGTCTCTAAGACGGTTTTATAATCTTGACTTTCTAACTGTAGTCTTTTCTGCTGCATTGCGTTTTTTTGTCGGTTCTGTTTAATTCTCCACAATCTTTGTGGGTTTTCTGCTTCCATTTGTTTTTCATAGTACCTCGGTATTTGTGCTCTTTTCCCGTTGGTACACTGAATGTAGCCTTGTCGCCAGATTTCCGCTTTGTGCTCTTGATAGTATTTATCTCCGAGACCTGGCTTTAAGCTCATGCATGCAAATGGTTTTGTTTGTCCTAGCTCGTAGTATGCGTTAGCTTTTTTACCGTCAATTTCGTACATTTTTTTTGTAACGTATCCTGCAACATATCTATAGGTTTCTGGAACTGCTTGCGCTATCTGTATTTGACCCATTCCCCACAGTTTTTTTAGCGATTCACTGGTATAGTATCCGTTATTGTGAATCTTGTATAGATTTTCTAGGTCTGTTGGTCTCCAGCCGTATAGAATCATGTGGTAATGTGGTCTCGCTGTTTGTTCTCCGTATTCACCTGCTACAAAATAGCGTAATTTGCCCTTGTAAGCCTTTCTGAGACGTTTTAGAAACTTTTGAATGTCCTCATACAGTAAAATTTGAACACTGCTAGGGCGCTTCTCTCCCGCCTTCCAC